TTTTTCAAGTTCGTCAATCTTTCCTGTTGCAATTTCCATTACTTTCTGATGAACTGCGGCTTCAAAGATAGTAGAAGCTTTGGTCTTAAACTCTTCTGAAAGTTCTTCACCATCTACTAATGCATCGATATCTTCTTTTACATTAATTTCAGGCATAGAAATTTTAATTTTCTTTTTCTTTTTACCAACTTCATCTTTTTCTGGATCAGAATCATCTGGTGTTGGGCCCCCAAGATCTTCTGCTTCTGCAACATCCATAAGATCTTTCCATTTGGCAGAAACTTCTTCTTTTTTCAGACCATTGACTTTATCGAAAAGGGCTTTGATCATAGCAGATTTAGTAGAAGGAACTTTATATTCCTCTTTCTTTACTTGCTCTTCTTCCTCTTCTTCGTCATCATCATCTTCGTCTTCGTCATCGTCTTCTTTGACTTTTGCTTTGGGTGCTTCTGCAACAATTTCTTCTTTTTCTTCTTCTTCAATTTGTTCTGGAGCTTCAACAAGTCCTTCTTGCTCAGTTTCTTCCAGAATTTCTTCTTGAGTTGTATTTTCCATAGAACTTGATACTCCTAATAGTTAATGGTATATTTCGTTTACTGTAGTAATATTTATAATATCACAACTTTGATAATAAATTTTTAAACTCGTTTATTTTTACTTCCTCAAGTTTTCTGGAAGAGGCTTTTAGAATATTATTCTTTGCCCGTTTTATATCTTGTTCACGCAAAAGTCCATTATCCCAAATCCATTCTCTTCCTTCCATAATACCTTCTACGAAAGCATTAGGTGCGGATGGATCTGCAACAATATCTGCTGCGGTTGCAAGATAAAAATCTTTTTGTACAATCTGAGAGTTCTTTGCATCTGGTTTTAATGTTCCCATTCCTCTTGAAGAAACACCTAGTCTTGCACCCTCATCAATCAAACACTTAACAATTTGTCCATTTGGTGTATTTAAAACTTTTGCACGCCCAACAAAATTCTTACCTTCTTTAACTAAAGAAGTAATCATATGCGATGCACGATCTAAATTAACTGTCGGGCCGTCAGGGTGTCCAAGTTCTCCAAATGCACGTTTTGGTGTAACATATTCGTTGACATATCTTTTTACTTCATTTTCAAGAACATCTAAAGGATATACTCTACCATTTTTATTCTTCTTTTCAGACTGCATGAAGATACCTTCAATGAAGTACTGTTTGGGTTTAGCACCTTCTTCGATTAATTCATACTCTACAGATTCTTGTAATTCGCATATAAGTTTCATTTGTCTATCCTATTTTGCGTTACTGAATGCAAAATCCAAGATTTTTAAGAAAGATTTTGTATCTTTATTCATGTTATCTTGCATTTTTTTCTTGTTAGAACTATTTAGTGTGTCAAAGGTTTTCAAAATAGTTTTTGCGGATTCGGGGTCAATTGGAACCGATGTACCGCTTTTGAACTTAATATCCGCTTCTTTTTTCTTTTTTACAACTGATCTTAATTGATCTACAACATCTTCCGTTAAAGGTTTTTCTGACCGAATTACCTCTTCAACTTTCTTCTCTTTAACAGGAAAACCTATTGATTTTCTAAACTCTTTGTATGTTTTCATTTTTAATTATATCCAACTGCGGCTAAAAGAATTTCTGCATGTGCAGCAAAAATTTTATCAGTTGGATCTTTTTGAATATATTCAACTGTTCCTCCAGGCATACTAAAAGTTCCAAAGTCTGTTCCTCCTGAAGCTTCTACCGTAACTAACCGAACAGTTGTTCCAGAGTTTACTGCCCTAACCAAAGTTGCAGAACTTACATTTGTAGCAGTTCCCGATCCAGTTGGTGCGGCCGCTTCTGTAGTTTTTATTTTTATTTTCATTGATTCTCCGTTGTTTCTGGTTCTGGTTCAGCCTGAATCTCTACTTCTGGTTCTTCAACTGGAATTTCTTCTTTGTCCGAAAACATTCTGGCAGAAACTTCTCGTTTTCTGGTTTCCAATCCATCTATTACTTTACTTGTAATTATCTGATCAAATGCATCGTGAACCTGTGTAGGACTACTTTTCATCGAATAATCTATAATATCTACTGTTTTAAAATTTTGTTGAACTTCTTGTTCTGCCATTTTTATCTCCAAAAATTATCTATTAATATTTATAAACTTTTAAAGGTGTAAACCTCTAATATTCTTCTTCTCCACCTTCTTCACCTCCACCCTCTTCTTCTGCTTCTTTTGCAATTAATTCATCTTGTTTCTCAACTTCTGCCGCTGTTTGTCTGAGAATATTTGCTCGAAACCACTCTTTGGAATAATACTTTCCAACATATTCTTCTGAGTTTCTTGCAAGATCTAAACGTTGAGACATAGTTTCTTGATGTTTAAATTCTGAATAGTAATGATCCTTTTCAAACCTGTAATGAACCTTATCTCTAATCTTGGCCCATTCTGCAGCTGTCATGATATTTTTCAGAATCAACTGTCTTTCCATTATTTCATCAAATAAAATTGAGAATCTTGTCTGCAACTTTTTGATAAATTTACTGAAAAGTAATTCATCTCTTGTAATTTCACTTTCTCTTCCCAAAGAAAATCCCGACTCTGCTTCAAGTCGTGAGACAGGAACATGCATTGCTTTGTATAATTTTCGTTGAAAGTACTCTACATCTTCCAATTGACCAAGATTTTCTCCGCCAGGAAGTGTAGTTATTTCTGTTCCTCGACCACCTTCTCTTCGTGGCAACCAGTAGTCTTCCAACATTGATTGGTGTCTGCGATCATCTTTGACCTCACCAGAATCCGAATCGTAAACCAATCGGTTCTTGTAACGTGTCATGATGTCACGGATATATTGTTCTGCTTTTAATTTCGGTAGGTTTCCTACATCAATATAGAAAATTCTGCGTTCTGGTGCTCGTGATATACGATAGATAACAACTGCATCTTCTACCATTCGGAGTTGATTTAATGGTTTGATTGCCTTATGAAGATAAGACATTACTGTATTTTTTTGAGGATTCAATAGACCTGAAGTTGCATATGCAATACTATCACCCGAAATTATAATACCAGAAGAAGATCGACTATGCAATCCGGCCTCATTATAAGTGTACGTAGGAACTATACTTACTTTTGCTTGTTTAGGATCAGTCGTTTTTTCTGTTTTAACTTGTTTGACTTTTTTAACTTTTGTAGCATCCAAACTTCGGAGTTCTATAATACCACGTTTTGGGTCATTTTCATCTATCATAATGTGATAATACAATCTTCCTTCAATGTACCATCTGCGAAAAATATCATGACCATAATTGTTAAAATTCAAAAGATCTAATACAGTATCAAATTCTGTACGAACTTTTTTCTTAATACCGTCTGTGAGATCTGTTTTGTCGAGAACAACTGATACTGAGGGAAGGATATCATCAGCAACAATGGCTTCATTTATAACATTGTCAATTGCAATTTCACAATCAGACATTTGTGACATATCACGATATTTAAGAATAAGTTCTACCTCATTCTTATATTGTCCATCCATATCAAGAGAGTAACCAGCGGCTCCTGCTCCCGATACCATCATGGAACCATCATCACTCTCTGGAAGTGTGAACGCAGGAACATTGGCGTTTGCCAATTCCTGACTTTTTCTTTCAATTTTAAACCCAAATATTTCAAATGCCATAATTTTTTCCTACTGATTTTTTATCCAATTCCTACTATATTTTCTGGTGGAACTGGTAAATTTGATGCTGAAGTGGCTGCACTAACAAACCAACTATCATACATCCAAGTACAAGTAAACTCTTCTATTTCTTGCGATGACCAATCAAGATTGATTGTTGACAATGCAGACGGCCACGCACCCTTAAATATATAAGTACGTAAATCATTCCCAGCTTTACTAAATTGCGTAACCTTCAACGAAGTTTTATACTTTGCTGCATCGCCCTCAGACTTATCATTCGACTGAAATAAATTCTTATCTCTTGTATTTAGGGTGTGATTTGAGATAGATGCCATCCAACTTTCAAGTGAATTTCTAATACCAAAATCTTCATCATTAATAATAGTTGTATCCCATGTATCGAAGGAACGATCACCGGCCACATGTATCGCTTTGCCATGATAAAAAACATCATATGACCCGATTGTACTTGCAGGAATGGTTGTTGCTTTGACTAAAAATTCAGAATTGGTTGGGGGAGATGGTATTCCACTAGGATACTGGAATTTAACCTTGAACAGAGAGGGACGAGCGCCCCCCTGTTTTAAATTTGATTTGAATTCTGTTACTGAGAATGCCATTCATTATTATTTTTTAAATTAAATTGATTA